TCTTCTACTATTGATTCTTTTACCTCAAGTTCTGAAGTTACAGGTACTTCTTCTTCTTCTTCAACAACAGGGAACATAGAGTCTAACTGAGAGGTTACAGGTTCTTCAGGTACTACTGCCTCTGCCTGTACTTCAGGTACTACTACCTCCTCTTCTTCATCTTCATCTTCTTCCTCAACGACAGGGAACAGATTATCCATAGAGTCAGCAAGACTGATAGGCTTCCCTAGCTCTGTCCGTTCTCTACTTACGTTAACTGGGTTGAAGGTATTTTGCTGTTCTTCATCAAGACGCATTGTCATTAGTATACCTCTTCTTACTTAAGGAAATCAGGGAGTTTAGAATCAAGAGCACCAGAAACATCTCTTAAACGAGATGGACCTGTTATCTCTCCGTCATCTACTCCTCTCTCTACGGTATCTTTCTCACCACCAAACATAGATTTAGCTCTGCTACCTAATCCTTTACGGTCTGTAATGATGTTATTCTCATCAAGTGTCTCCGCAGGTCTTGACATACGGTTAGCTGAGAGAATCAGTGTCTGAGCTATCTGTTGGTCTGTTAGATCAGACTCCTCAATAGCCGTAGCTAAAGCACCTAAACCTTGGTTTCTTAGTACAGCAGCTATAACAGGCTTACCATTACCATAGGTACCTTCAATACTGTCTTCAAGAGTCTCAACAGCTACATCAATAACTTCTTCAGATAACACTTGAACTTTAGAAAGTGCATCTGCTACTTTAGCTTCACCTATCTCAGTAAGTCTTTCATTCAACTTACTTTGAGCATTATCAACTTCAGATAATTGACCATTAATGTCATCAGCAATATCTATTACAGGGTTCAAAGGTCCATCTTCAAAGAAAGGCTCTCCATCAGCATCCCTTGGGTTTTGATAGACAGTCTCACCTGTAGCAGCTTCTCTAAGAGGAGCAGCCCTACCTGTTTCTGTTTGTTGTTGGAACCCATTATCAGGTTGCGCTATAGTTAAGGGTCTATTAGCTGCCTCTCTATTGTAAGGCTCTGCTTTCATAATCATTGTCTGAGCTATCTGCTGATCCGTCAATGCAGATTCCTCAAAAGATGTAGCTAAATCTCCAAAACCTTGATCCCTCAGTACAGCTCCTATTGCAGCGTTACCAGTACTTTTAACACCTTTAATAACATCACCAGCTACATCGGCAATTCTAGAAGCTAAGCTTGGGCGTTTAGCTAAGGCTTCGTCAAAGGCAGACATCGCAGGGCTAATGTTATCAACACTCTCAACTAGAGCCTTCAAACCCTCTTGGTCTACAGTGTCTTCAAAGTAAGGGTCTTCATCATACCTCTCGTTATATGGGGAAGGAATTGTATTACCTGTAGATGCTGGTGTAAGTGAAGAGTATATATAGTCTCTAAGGTCTTCCATAGTTAACCCTTTCGTAGCTAACACCCTAGACATATTCAACTCAACAACCTCTTCACCATACTTCTCAACAAGAGCCTCAAGAACTGCTATAGAATTAGCATTGACACCCTCATTAGTGTTTATACTTTCTAGTGCAGACATTACATCAGCATCTAACTCAGGATTCTTACGTAATTCAGACCGTGCACCCGCCATAACTTCACCGATAGGAGCCACACCTGTTCTAGGGTTTACTTCTGCTACAGGGATGCTGTCAGGCTTAGGTCCTTCCCCAAGAGCAGGGGCAGCGTTAGCAGGTACTTCCCCAAGAGCAGGGGCAGCGTTAGCAGGTATTGGATCGACAAAGTAGGGGTTCGTACGAAGACCCTTACCATCTCCAAAGTCTATATACCTGAAAGTATCAATGTTGTCTGTATTTTGTACTATATCTGCCATTTGTTTAGCTGGCAGAGGATTACCTTCTAGATCAGTAGATTTGATCTTAACTGTAGTATCTTCATTAAGATTAGTAACAGCACCAGTACCAGTAGTAGTAGTACCAGTACCACCAGCACCAACAGCATCAACAGCACCAGTACCAGTACCACCAGTACCTACATTACCAGCAGTAGCATCAATATTAGCACCAATATTAGCACCAATATCAGCCCCAGTACCAGTAGTAACAGCATCAGTAGTAACAGCACCATTACCAGTAACAGTACCAGTACCTTCATTGCTTACACCGTTTAGTTCATCAACATAGAGGCGCGTAGCAAGTACAGGTGTGTAGCTATTAAGAAGAGCGTTGTCTTTTACGTTCATATTTCCTTGTCTTAGTATAAGATCACCAACAGCTATATACTTACCTTCCGCGTCAGGGTCAGGGTCTCTTATAATAAGGTTTGCAGCTTTGAAAAGGCCAACTGCTGTATTGAGACCTTGAGATTTAATACCATCAAGCATAGCAAAAGGTGTCGATGCGTCATTGGTACCTATTACAGAACTCGCAAACAGAACTTCTTCAGGATTAATTCCCATTTCCCTAGCAGCATAGAGTTTTGCCAGCAGATTCTCTGTAAGGTTTGTAGCAAAGTCCCGTTGCTCTACTTTGGCTTTAGGTGTGAGCGGACTTGCTTTAGTTTCAAAGTATACTTGAAAAGGTGTCCAAGATTTAGCACTTTCCATAGCCTTTAGAAACCCTTCGGGGTCCTCTATTACAGAGTCACTGTTTTCTAAAAACTCATTTAGAGCCTTAAAGCCATCTTGACCTGAAGCTTCAGCAACACCAGTTATCTTAATGAATTTAGGTAAGTCTTCTAGAGCAATGTGGTTACTTGGGTTCTTCGCGTTATTATCGTTCCTCCATTTCTCCCACTGTAAAAGAGTACTAGGGTCTTGGACAGCCTTCCCCCAGAACTCTGCTTCAGCGGAGTTTTCATCTAAGCTATTTATGTCTATGTTATTAATAAGATTAGCTACTTGTTGGGTTTCTTTTTGAGTAAGACGTCTCCCACCAGCAACAGAAGTAGCACTAGACGTAGGTGGAGTCCCAGGAGGTCCACTCACACGCACGTTAGTCTCACCATTTCCAGGTGAAGCTAAAGCTGAAAGAGCACCAGCGGGAAGACCTAGACTACCTACAAGCTTGTAGGCCTCCATGGTTTGGTTAAAACGAGCCTTGTCCTCAGCGGCTTCATACCTTCGCGCATTCTCCGCTAAGGCAGCATCTGCTCTAGCATCTACAATGCCGTCCCTCTTCTGTTGGTAACTAAACTGCGATTCACGCCATTCTTGAGCTTCTTGACGCTCAGCTCTACGTTCGTCCCGTGTTTCATCAATCTGACGTTCTCTGTCGTTAGCCTCTACACCTTTTGCGATACCTGCCCAGAAACTCATACCATATCACCTTCTATTTCCTTGGATTTGGGACGTGCCATCAATCCTTTTGTTTCCTTCAGAGTATCCTCTGATTCAGGAGTTATATCCTTCATGTCTTTATCGGAGGGGTCTACAAAGTCTGTATACTCCTCACCAGTTGTCTTCTCAAGACGCTCTAACTCCTTAATGATACGCTTGTTGTTTATGACGTAGTCTAAGGCAGCTTTCTCTTCAGAGTCATCTGGGAAACCTTCTTCGTATTCAATGCCTGCTCTGTCTGCTATAGTCTTAATAGTTTCATGTAGAATAGGAGCAATGATAAGAGATATGTCAATGCTATGACGTCCTTCCATAACAGCAGCTCTCAAGATACCTTCTGTTAACTCTACAACAGATGAGTCTAGTTCCATAAGGTCTAGTAAAGCCTCAGTACGCTCTTTAGTTGAGATACGTTCTAGATGCCAAAGTATAGCCTCTTCTGGTTTATTCATCTCAGGAGGATTCTCATAGGGTGCGTTCTTAGGCTCAGCTGTAAGGCTCTGTCCTGGGAATATCTGTGGCATTAACCAAGTTCCTTCTTATATTATTATTAATTACTAAACTTGTTATAGTAGGCTGAAAGAGAAGTACCAAACTTATCAGATGGGTTGTACTGCCCTTTAGAACTAACGTACTTACGGAGTCCAGTAGTACCACCTAAATGTGCAACAGCACGTAAGCCATCTCTATTATAGGTGTTAGACCCTTTTATGGAGTCTATAACCCTGTCTATATCCTTCAAGTGCCAACTAAAGACTTGATTCTGTAATGAAGGATTAAGTCTAAACTCCTCAGTAGTAAAGGACTTACCTGTAGCTTTCTTGTAGTCTTTAAGACGAGCATCGCCAAACTGAAATGCTCCTGTCATTGTCCTACCGTCCTCAAGGGTGATCTGAATACCTGTGTCACCACCTGACTCCGACATCATCATCTTCTTAGAGAAACCCTCAAGACCCTCTATAGTGCCAAAGTCAGAAGCAGCTTTCTCATCTTCAAAGGCTTGGGCTTCCTTCTTTCTCTTATCTTTAAAGGCTTGTTCTTTGGAGTCCTGTATATTCTCCATCATTGCGAGGCCTATACCACCTGCCATACCGCCTGATGTTTCTTTAGGTTCTGGCCTAGCCATAGGACGCATAAGACCCTCTTGCACCTTTTCTACTTGCTCAGCAGCCACAGGAGCAGCAAACTTAGAACGATTGTTCATTGTATGCTCTCTTGCTCTCTCAAGGTTCTCTTTGTAGTTCAATCCTGACATTACTTATAATCCCTTATATACCCGCTAGTCTAGCGTATAGGTAACCTTTAGAAGCCTTCTTATCAGCATCAGCTTGATCACCTGCCAATTCACGTTGCATATCCATTTGCAATTCAGCAAGGAATACACTTAAGGCACGGTCAGCTGCCGACTCAGACTGACGGAAAGAGTTATCCATCAAGTCACGTTCTCGTTGCCATATCTGATCAATAGCACCCATCGTCATACCGTTAGCAGCTTGGGCGTGTTGAAGGTTAGCAGCATTTTGAGCAGCTGCGTTAGCTACGGAGGCGTTCTGTCTCCACTGTGCGTTAGCTTGAGCAACGATTAGAGCGTTCTGAGCATTGAACTGATCCCGTTGTACGGTCATACCAGCGTTGAACTTCTGGACTTCATTAGCCATATTAGCAAAGAACTGATTAGTCTGGTTCTCACTAGCAGCATTAAACTGCTTAGCAGCGTTCTCAGCAGCTTGGTCAGTGAAGAGACCTTGTATAACTGACTGTGCTTTAAACATCTCTGTTTGTTGCATAAGCTCTGTGTTAGCCATATCCATAGCTAGGAAAGCGTTAGCGTTCTGTACCGCAGCCTGCTGTCTGTTGCTTAGGTTAGTAAGCTCAACTTGAGACATAGCAGCAGCATCAGCCATCATCTTAGCATTAACAGCATTCATATTAGCTAAGTCTACAGTCTGTGCTAGTCTAGCATTCTCTAAGACAACCTGTTGTTCAGCTGTGAAGTTCATATTAGCAATGTCACTAATCTTAGCTGCGTTCTGTACCCTAGTTTGGAACTCCTGTGTAAACTGCATACCTAAGAAGTTAGCACGTTGCTCAGCTGCAAACATAGCAGTCTGTTGTCTATTAGATAGGTTCTGCATCTCAAAGGATGCATAAGTCTGAGCATCTTGCAGTGCAATAGGTAGTGCAGACTCCATAGTGGCTTGTACAATGGCTTGACCAGCTATAGAGGACGCAGCTAGACCCCTAGCAGCCATAGCCGCAGTAGCAGCTCTCATAGCTCCTGAGGCCCATGCTGGTGTGTTGCCACCCTCAAAGTCCTCCATCAAGTCTTCCATTTGACCTTGAACTGTAGCTTGCTTAGACACTGTAGCTTGAGCAGCTTCGAAGTCTAACGCTTCGTCTACCTTCGACATATCAACAGAGGAGCCTTCTAATAGCTCACCATCTTCTACAACACGGTCATCGGTATCAGCTACCTGCTGAGCCTCATCTATAGTCGTAGCTTCAAGATCCAACTGAGCTAACTCAGTAGGGTCTAACGTAGCGGCTTCAGCTAAGGAATCATCTGATACAGTACCTTGGACTGCGTTAACGTCCTCTAGTGCTGAACTAACATCATCTGATACAGTAGAAGCATCTACAGTAGCAGCATCAAAGTTGTCTGGTGTACTTATCTGTGGAGCATCACCAGTTAGTTGACCAGTACCTTCATCTATGTTAGTACCAGCTTCATTAGAGTTTATAGTAGCGACATCAGCTTTACCAAACATAGACCCAGCATCAGTTACAGCTTGTAACATCATTTCATCTGATTGCTTCTTAATCAACTTAGCCCGTGCTTCAGCTTCCTGCTTCTTCTTAGCCTCTGCAGCTCTAGCAGCAGCAGCTTTTGCTGCGGCAGCATCTCTAGCCTTCTTAGCAGCAGCCTCCCTAGCCCTACTATCAGCAGCAGCTTTATTAGCAGCAGCTCTAGCAGCAGCATCTTTCTTAGCCTTCTGGGCAGCAGCAGTTCTCTGCTGAGCCTCTGCATTAAGTCTAGCTTGCTTAGCCTTCTCGTCAGCTATACGTTGGTTTCTAGCCGCTTGTTGCTTACGAAGCTCCGCGTGACGACTACTATACGAGTAGTCACTAGCGTTAACACCGTACCCAGCTTCAGATGGCATACGACATATCTTAGCCTCATACGTACTGAAAGGGTTATACATGGTATCTCTCATTGATATATCCTTATTGTATTAGATACTTAGTTATTATTAATACTTAGGTATTAAGTACCCTTAGAATACTATTAGTATACTATATACACCCTCGGAAACCTTAAAGTTATTATACACTGGTTTGTAAGGTTTGTCAAGTACTAAATTACATTATTATTACTTAGGTATCACAGGCCAAACTACAGAGTAAGGAAACCCATCTTGATCCGTTATGTCTCTTAACCTAGCTCTGTACGATCTCCAAGCTGAATCCTGAAATAAGGGTGAGTCAGGTAATTGTGTCCAATCCGACTCGGTAAGCAAATAGTCTCGCTCATTGCGAACACTTAATGCTAGTTCTTCCTCTGGAATAGGAACAATAGTCCACTTCTTTACCCAACTTCCATCTACTAGAACAGGATCCCCCAATATAAGACGCTCTATAGAACTATCGTAGTCAGGTTCTGGTTCGTTAGTGCAGATATACACACCATACGTAGCCAGTAACTCCTCAGTAGGTTCTTTAGGG